TCTGGGGAATGGACAAAGTTCGGAGCACCACGATCGGTTTTCTTTTCTCTCCTTCACGCTTAACCACATGATCGATGCCTCCTTTAAGCCGCGCAATAAAGGGCTTTGGATCTGTATTTACAACCTTGTTGCCACCTTCACGCTTAATTTTGGCCCTTACCTTATACTTGCGCCCTGGCTGCGGAATCTTAGGGGTATGTGGAAAATGATAAAATGACAGTGTATGTCCCCTTGATTGAATACTCGCTGAGAGATCCTTCTTTGAAGGATAGCTTTTATTGATGGTTTCCTTGACATCGGTAGCTTTGACTGAATAGTGCTTCGGCACAATACGACTTACCTGAGTAGCAACAAAGTCAACAGTACGTTTCAGGGCATGGTATGTCGCCTCGCCAATCTCTTTCTCAAAGCCTTTAAGCTCCAGAGTCAAACGATCGATTTGCTTTGTATCAACTGCTATGATCTCCTTTGCCATGATCAACCGCTCCTATACTGCTGAAGGATGATCTCATATATCCCATCAACTTCACGACTGTCGAACACAAACATCTGACGGCCATCAAAAATTTGAGGAGCGCCCTGAGCTGGTCGCTCCCCAAAATTTGAAGCTTTGACGTAGTACAAAATCTCACCGACGCTGATGCCATCGTACTCCTTCTGACTGCGCTGCATGAGGCGATCATTATCCACAATGATGTTCAGAATCCGGCTGTCAATCTTATGAGGCTCGGCAAACTCGTCAAGGTTAAATATGATATCCAGGTCGGACCGGATCTGATCTTTGAGTCCCATACTACCACCGCCCTGCTATTTCTTTCGCTTCGCCGATTTTTCTTCTTTTGTTTCCTCAGTGGGCCGTTCCTTTTCCTCAGCAGACTGTTCATTAATCGGTTTTTCCTCTTTCGTTCCATCTGCTGGTTTCTCCTCTTTTTCTTCCGCAGCAACCTTCTCAGCAGCGCCTGTTTTAAGAAGTTTCTCCTGCAGATCGGCAGGAAGATAACTCACAACCTCCCCTGGAGCAATGATCCCTCCTCGGTAATTTAAAGGACGTTTTAATCTGATCATCAAAACATCCTCCATTAACCGATTTTCACTCTTGCGGTGGTTACTGCCTGAGCTTTGGGTTCGGTTGCCCAGCCTGCAGAAATATTGTTCTGGGCCACGTCGGTCAGATTCTGAGCAACAGGATCCCAGTACAGCTGCTGGCCAACGGTGAAAGCAGTATTGTTGACCGCAGGCAGTTCGAACACTCCAGCAACATGCAGCGATCCAGTGGCTCCAACTGCGATATTCTCGCCGGCCACTCCTATCCTGGTGGTCAGATTAACCACATCACCGTACTGGATCGGAGTAGGTCCCGGATTCGTGTAATCAATCACATCACCTTTTTGGAAAAACATTCATATCCCTCCTATAAGAAAATTTAAGGAGCCTAATTAAGATTAGGCTCCAGGATTCATGTACAGGCCACGGTAATCAAGCACGGTCACACCGTAGTCGATGTAGATCCTCCACTTTATACCGAGGAAGTCAAAGCCGACCTGGCTCTCCAGCTTCGGCATATCATCGCCGTTGAGGTATGTAACCTCTATGGTATCGACATCGGCCGGATCGGCGGCCAAGAACCATGGGAACGGATTGCCTTGAGCAACAAGAGCATCAAGTTCACCATCAGCAATAGGCTCAAGTGTTCCGATAAATGGATTCACATTGGCCTGAGTTGTCGGAACAATGGTATTCGACAGGAACTGCTGAGCTTCGGTTTCTCTGGCTGCTGGCACAATAATGAAACGAGGCCCGATGTTCAGGATCTCATTTCCGCGCAGATTCCTCTGTGTACGCATTGCCTGGCGACCAGCACCAACTGTCTGAACACTTATGTTACCACCCTGAGCGGCAACATTGTTGTGAGCAGCAGCAAACAGCTGCTGACCATCAAAGATCACAGGGTTGGTACCCAGCATGCGGTAGACTAAGCGGTTGATACCACGTCTTGCAGCCCTAACATATGCTTCCGGGATCCTGGTGAGAATATCAAGATCATCATTGATGAAAGCCTGACGGGTAAAACCAAAAGCGCGGCCGAATGTAGCTACTGCCTTGTTCACACCCTGATCTCTCATTTCATCGAACTTGAATTCACCGTTCTGGGTCATGTGCAACAGGTCACCAGCTTCTGAGATCTGATAATGAGTAGCCGCTTTGAAGTCACGCACTGAGCCGCGGCCCGTCCATCTCTGGTATGTGGTCTGAGCTGTACGGTATGCAGTTGCCATGGTCTTATTGACTGCATTACTGAGAACTCCAGCAAACTGGCTGTCAGGAGTCATAGCTTCCCTGAACAGAGTATCATCATCCAGCCTGTGTGCATTCACTCTTCCAGCTCTGGCAACGCATTCAATGGCCAGATCACGTAAGCTCATACCCCTGAATTCCCTGGCGCCTTCTGCAGGTTTCTCAATGGTTTTGCCGGCGCGAATAAGAATACCATCCGAAGCAGCAGCCCTAAACTTATCAGCTTCATCCTTCTCCACACGAACTTCTCCACCACCTGCAGGAAGCGGCTTCATAATTCCCTTGACCTTCTCAAGGATGGCAGCTCGAACCTTGTCCACAGAGTCCCCGTTCTTAATGAACTCTTGGGGATCAATGGCAAAATCTCTGCACATAGCTGTTATCTCGCTGACACGCTGCCTTTCAGCTTCAACAGCCCTTACAGTATTTTCTTTTGGAACTGCAGGTGCAGTATTTCCCCTCTCCGCCGACTTATCGACGGCCTCGGGAGTCTCGACTTTCATTTCGTCTTTGTCCATAGTCTTTTCCTCCTTCTCAGAAAATGATTTATCAGCACGGCCGTCGGCCGGAGCTGGCATGTCTTCAGCTCTACCCACACCAACAGATGGATCCGCCGGTGTAGGCTCGATACTGATTTCAAGCGGTTCCCACTTAATTGCAATGTATGCCGGGCCTGTGAATCTTCCATTTGCAGATTTCTTCCCGGCAGCAACCTCTTCCCAGCTGCTCACTGTGTATCCGACAGACACGCCTTTGATCAGGCCTTTTTTGACCTTTTGAAATACCCGATCACTATCCTCGTCATCGTCGAATGTTACCAGGGCCTTTCCTTTCCGTTCGTTTTCATCCACCCATGCTTTCTCGATCTTTGCAATTGGCATCCTACCATAGTTCGGATCACGGCCATGGGTGAACAGAACAGTGCCGACTTCAATCAGCCTTGTCAGATCGATCGCCCCTGTATCGTGCGATAGGACCTCCTGGCCGAACCATCGGTCATACGGAAGTTCCGAAGAAAAAGAAAGCTCCACTGTCCTGGAGTTTTCATCAACTGCCCTTATCTGAGCCGGTATCGTTCTGATTTCCTGTATCCCCGTTTTGGGTTTCTTGAGTGCCACTTGTTTTTCCACCTCCTATGTTTACTCCTAACTCCTGGGCATATTTGATTTCTGCTGCTCTCTGTTTTATGACTTCTCGCCAGTCCTCGCCACGCTCGGCACAGATGCGTGCAAGTGTATCCTGACCGGTTTCTATTGCTTTGGCATTGGCTGATACTTCCTTCACAGGATCTATCCAGCTCCAGCCGGGTGCAATCCAAATGTGTTTAAGGTACTTGCGACGATCCTGCCAGAAATCAGGTATATTAAGCTGTCCGGAAAGAACAGCTGAAATCACAAACTCTGTATACACTTCTCTACAGAAATGCTCTATTAAGAACTGCTGCATCATCATATATGTGCGCTGGTCTTCAAGCAGTCCCTGGCGAGCGCTGCTGTAGTTGACCTGGGACATATCCCTTGATACTGCCTCATAGGACAAACCCTGGCCACTGCCGGCAAGTCTCTGCTGTGTGGATATGAAATCCTTTGCGCTGGTAGCTTGTCCGGACGGAGATACAGCCGTTACACTTTCACCTGGTTGAAGTTCTTGAATCATGCCCGGAGAAATTGTCCGCTGCTGATAACCACTCTTGTTATCCGTTGTACCTCCTGCGATGCCCCTACCTAAACCGCCACCAGGCATCTGTTTAGTAATAAAGACAGACATGCAGGCAAGGATCCTTTCCTTGACGGATACAGCCTCCACAAATTCATTGACGTCTCGAACCCTCGGCATTG